GAAGAAGTAAGTGAGTAATGCGAAATATTTATCTATATTTGAGGAGATAAAGAAAAAAGGTGGGTCATTAGACGGTGGTGAACCTAATGATAAGGTACTCATAATAGATGGCTTAAATACTTTTATCAGAGTATTTAGTGTTATACCAACTACCAATGATGACGGTGTTCATGTTGGTGGAATAGTTGGTTTTCTAAGGAGTATTGGTTACACGATAAATATGATTAGACCGACTCGTACTATCATTGTTTTTGATGGTAAGGGTGGGTCTAGTCGCCGTCGCAAGATATATCCTGAATATAAAGCAAAAAGAAAAACAAAATATAGAGTAAATCGTTCATATGATTTCGCATCTCAAGAAGATGAGAAACATAATATGATTATGCAGTTACAGAGAGTAGTGGAATATTTAGAACAACTACCTATAACTGTTTTATCGTATGATAACATTGAAGCTGATGACACTATTGGTTATCTGTGTAGACAAGTTCTTACCGAATCTCAAATTACTGTTATGTCAACTGATAAAGATTTTCTTCAGTTAGCAAATGGTAGGATAAAAATATGGAGTCCAACTAAAAAGAAAATGTATGATGAAGATGCTGTATTAAATGAATATGGTATTTCATCTCATAACCTTATTTGGTATAGAGTATTAGATGGCGATAAGTCAGATAATATCCCTGGGGTAAAAGGGTTAGGATTAAAAACTATACAAAAGAAATTACCATTTTTAAGTGAAAATCGTATAGTTAATATGGATGAAGTTTTAGATGTTTTACCTGATTCAAAAGATACTATAGAATTAAATTATAAACTAATGCAATTATCTGATGTGGATATTTCAGGTTCGACAAAAACAAAGATAATAGCAAAAGTGAATGAACCAATTAATAGATTAGTAAAATTTCAGTTTGAAAAGATGTTTTTAGAAGATAAGTTATTTACAGCACTTCCTAATGTAACAAGTTGGTTAGCCAATCATTTTAATCAATTAAATCGTTACGCAGAAAAAACACATAAACAATGACAGTAGATTATAATGTATTGAATAAATTTTTAGATGTAGATTTGCTTGAGTTGGAATATCATAGAGTTATTAATAATATTAATAATATTGATGTTGAAGATGGTATAGAAGTAATATTTAAGTATTTTCGTCAAAAAGGATTTCCACATTATACTATAAGAGAAGATGAAAAATATTCTCACATGAATAAACTTAAAAAGTTTGATGTTGATAGTATTTTTATCAATAATGAAATAATTCAAACGATGCATTGTTTACGATTAGCTTGGACATATTTTCCACATTTTTGGGAAATACGATGTGGTGGACATAAACAATCACCTATGGAAATATTTAATGATGATAAAAAGTTTAAATCAACTATTAAAAAATGTTGGAGATGGTGTTCTACTACATATAAAGGTGAGAATGAAGGTACTAAAAATACATTTCGTGAAAACAGATTAAGACAATCTCTTAAAATATATACTGGTACTCAAGCTGTAAGTAATTTTAGACCAACGGCGGCCAAACTTATTTATGAAAAATTTGGTGGTGATGTAATTTGGGATATGAGTGCTGGTTGGGGTGGTAGATTGATTGGATTTTTGTCAAGTTCAAGAAAACATTATATTGGAACTGAACCATCAAGTAAAACTTACGATGGATTGATGGCAATAAAAAAAGATTTTTCGTATTTGAATAAAAAGGTTGATATTTATAAACTTGGTAGTGAAGATTACATACCTGAAAAAGAATCTTTAGATTTATGTTTTACTTCACCACCTTATTTCGACACGGAAAAGTATTCCGATGAGTCCACACAAAGTTATATAAAGTATCCTACTCAAGATGAGTGGGTAAATGGTTTTTTAAAAAAGACAATAGAAAATTGTTATTACGGATTAAAAAAAGGCGGTTATATGTTATATAATATAGCAAATACACCAAAGTATAAATTCATAGAAGAAGAAACAGTAAATATTGCAAAAGAATTGGGATTTAAACAAGAACAGACAATACAATTAACATTATCAAGTGTAATGGGAGCTGGATATAAGTACGAACCTATATTTGTTTTTAGAAAGGATAGTAAATGAGTGAAACCCTAACACAATTCGGAACATCATTTCAAGCTAAGATTGTCGCTTCGTTAATGAGTGATATTAAATTCCTACAGACTATTAGTGATATATTACAACCATCCATGTTTGATTCTGATTCTAATAAATGGTTAGTTAGAACTATACGTGATTATTATTATGAATATAAAAAACAACCTACACTTGAAGTTATAAAGTATAAAATAGATGAGATAGATAATGAAATTCTTAAATCTGGAGTTGTTGATAAATTAAGAGATGTTTGGAAAAACATAGAAGCTACTGATTTAGAATTTGTACAATCTGAAACATTGGATTTTTGTAAGAATCAAACGTTAAAAAATGCTATACTAGAATCTGTAGATTTATTAGAAAATAAGAATTATGATGGTATAAAATCTATTATAGATGAAGCAATGAAAGCTGGTAGTGAAAGAGATTTGGGTCATGATTATATTCCATCTTTAGATTTGAGATTAGAAGAATCAGCTAGAACGACTACTAAAACTCCGTGGGATGTTATTAATGAAATTACTGATGGTGGATTAGGAACAGGTGAGTTAGGAGTAATCGTAGCACCAGCTGGTATAGGTAAATCATGGACATTACAGGCTATAGGTTCTGATGCTGTAAAAAATGGTAAAACAATTGTACATTATACTTTAGAGTTAAATGAAAACTACGTTGGATTAAGATATGATTCTATTAATACTGGTATTACCACTGCGAATATAAAATATTATAAAGAAGATGTTAAGAATAAAATATCAAAACTTAAAGGTAAATTAATTATAAAATATTTTCCAACAAAATCTGCTTCAGTTCAGACATTAGGTGCTCATTTAAAACAAATAGAGTTGAGTGGAGTTAAAGTAGATATGGTTATAGTAGATTACGCTGATATAATAATGCCAACAGGATTTTACAAAGAGAAACGTCATGCTATAGGAAATATTTATGAGGATTTACGAGGATTGGCTGGTGAATTAGAGTTACCTATATGGACAGCATCCCAGGCCAATCGTTCAGCTTTAGAAGAAGATGTAATTGGAGCCGATAAAGTAGCTGAGGATTATAGTAAAGTTATGACTGCTGATTTTGTTATGAGTATGAGTCGTAAGGTAGAAGATAAAATAGCTAATACAGGTAGATTTCATGTCATTAAAAATAGATTTGGTATAGATGGTGTTACATATCCATCAACGATTAATACTAATATTGGGTTAGTTAAGATACATGAAGGTAGTAGTCAGTTTGGAAAAGAAGCTCAAAGTAAGATGGATAATAGTCAAGAGTTCTTGAGAAAAGAATTGGCTAACAAATATAAAGATATGGAAAAAAAAGTTGATGGATTTGAATAAATAACAAGTTTGATTCAATATATATTATATTTATTAATGTTACGGACAAAAGATTATAAGAGGAATTGTTGATGGAGAAGTTTGTTTTATCAGAAAATTTTATAACTAAGTATAAGCGAAAAAAACCACCATTCGGTTTTAACGGTTTAGGTGAATTAGTTTATATGAGAACTTATTCTCGAATTAAAGATAATGGAAAAAATGAGAGATGGTGGGAAACTGTCAAAAGAGTTGTAGAGGGAACATATTCAATGCAAATGACTTGGATTAATTCTCATCAATTGGGTTGGAATCCGTGGCAAGCTCAAAGGTCAGCACAAGAGATGTATGACCGTATATTCAATATGAAATTCTTACCACCCGGCAGAGGTCTTTGGGCTATGGGAACGCCCATAACTGAAGAAAAAGGTTTGTATGCAGCTCTAAATAATTGTGCTTTTGTATCTACTGGTACAATTAAAGATGATTATTCAAAACCATTTTGTTTTTTAATGGATGCTTCAATGTTAGGAGTAGGAGTTGGTTTTGATGTAAAGGGTGCTGGTGAAATAATTGTTAAGGGACCTAATAAAGATAGAAAAAGTGAACAATTTGAAATACCTGATACAAGAGAAGGTTGGGTAGAATCAGTTAAGTTA